TTGACTTGAGTAACCCTAGAGCCGCCAGATGTGACCTCTGTTTTGGCCCAAATATCAGGATCGATGTCAATCAAATTGACATCATCGAAGATCGCTAGCGGTGTTTGAACTCTAGGAATACCCAGCAAGTCGTCACGAACCTGTGACGGAGCTGACAGGTTGTCAAGAATAGGTACAGGACTCTGATCCGATGCAACTACAACCGGAACAGATTTATCGCTGATAGCTTGACCAGCCGGGATAGGAGTTGTCCTACCCGCAGTAATAATAGTTGCGCCTTCTTGCACAGATGACATAGGAGTTGACCTTAGCTTGTAGAATCTCTAGAGATACGAGGAATAACTTCTAACGTGCCTATTGCTAAAGTATCCTCCTGATATAACGATACCGTTCCTATGGTTGCCCCTGCAGAAAAAGCAGGAGTACCGGCAGTAGTAGGCTCAATTTCAAATACTGTTGGGCTAATAATTGCGAGCTTATTTGCTTGAAAATTGACGCCGTCATATACGGATTGTCCCGTCCCAGAAATAAGAATTTGATCTTCAGGTGTAAGTTGATGGTCTGATTGAGTAGTGATACGCACCTTGGAAGAATTAACCCCGCCCGGTGCTGTGAAAGAACTACCGGCAGTGATGCCTGTAATCGTGGCTTGAGCTGTCGAGAAATACTCTCGTAGATCCCACAAGAAAACACCTTGGAGTTCATCACTCGGGTCGGCCGCAGTAGCCAAACCGCTTTGAGTAATTCCACGCTCAGAGTATCCAAGCGGAACATTACGACCCAAAGCCTCAGTTTGACGGCTTGAAAGTCGTAGTGCTAACTCACCTTTAGAAGGATTAATTTCAACAATTCCGAAGCTATCAACAGCGGATTGAGGCGTTGTTGAATCATTGAAGAACCGACGAATGTCAGCCACCAATACAGAATTAGAGTAATCGTAAGGGGTGCCCCACGGTTTTTCGATATTAAGCTGAAGTTCGTCAAAGGTATCACCCTCTCGAACAGTTACAGCAATGTTGTCGAAACTCATATCTACCTATTAAAGAGCTTGTTAATAAGACGCTGCCTCGGAGAATCTTCAGGTGTAGTGATTGGGCCTGGAGAAGGTAGACTCTGCGCTCTATCTAACTTTAGCTGATGTAACTCAACAACATCTTCGTAATATTCTGCATTTAAATTCTTTAGCCGTGAAACCTCCTGCTCAAGAAATAAGATTCTTGCATTTAATGGTTCAGGCGCGACAGGCACTTCTTTAATTACTGTTTTTACTTCAGGCTTGTTTGTATCCTGAAGCTGGGAAATAACTGCATCGCGAGATGTAAGAGACTTTTCGGTCGAATGTTTATACGCTTCAAACTTAGAGGAAACTTGTGAAAGATTCTGCTGAGCTTGATTTAGCTCCTCCTTTAACTCTGTAATTTGATTTAGAGCTGAGGAAAGCTCCGTAGCAAGACGTTTTAACTGAACCTGATCACCAGAAACACTTGACGACTGTGATTCGTCAGGTTGAGCTGCAGGCTGAGGAGTTATATCAAGTGACTCGACCGGTGGGATACGCCATCTAAGCGTGAACTCGGTTTTGGTGAAATCTCCTGGCTCTTTAAAAGCAACTAGATATTGAATGCCAGCTGGAGTTGGTTGCAGCTCAAGATCAATAGAACCTTGGCTGACTTTGTAACTCTTCTCATTTTTGCTGGCACCAAAAAATGCTTGAGACGGCTTGATAACCAAGACACCGTCTCGACCATCCTCAAATAGTTTTCCAAAAACGCGAGTCATTACGCGACCTGCCTATAACTTAGAGTTACCCCCACATTTACAGCGCGGGTGACGGTAATGGTGCCGACGCCTGCATCAGTAATATCAACAACGGATGGTGGGTCAAGTGATGCGTTGGCTGCAGATGTTGCGAGCTTGATAGTGTCCGCTGTGTCTTCAACAACAAAGTAAATAGTGCCTGCACTAAGTCCTGCAGGTAAGGTCGTAGTAGCGGAAACTTTGACAGCATCACGGAATTTCAATCCATGAGATTCAATCGCAAGACTGTCGGAAGTGGCATCAACCAAGCGGACCGGTAGTGTCTCCTCAGTGATGACTAGATTCAGCTTGTCGCCTTGATCAGTTTCAAAGAGACCTAGCTCACTGCTAAGAGAAACAGGTTGGCCACCAGATAAATAAAGCTGGCCTGAGATGTTGTCAGTGGCATCGCTCTGGAATTGAACAGAGCAGGGAGCGTCACTGCTAAGCGTATAACTTAAAACCCGCAGTTGAGTCGCTGGGACTGAGGCGATAAGGTCGCCAGAAGTGGTTAGGTCAACAGAGCTGAACTTGACCTCTGTTGAAAACAGATCATGGAAAGTGACGTGTCCGTCTGTTGTAGTGCCGGTGCCCGTAGCTCGAATATAGGCATCGTTACCGTTTGCATCGCGGCCATACAGTGTCATCAGACAAAACTCAAAAAGATAGTGTTCCTAACATCACCAAAATATGTGGTGAAGCCGTATAGAGAAAATGTACCGGATTCAGCCCAGTCGCTTTTAATATCTTCTCTTGTGATAGCTCGTATTCTAACTTTAGCGTCCCCTAAATCTGCTGCCCTGAACTCAGCCTGATTCGTATAAAAATAGCCTTTGTTCACATAAGCATGAAGAATATTGTTATACACCTCGATCTCATATCTTTCAACACTTGAATCAAGTTCTTCACCTCCAAACAAGAAACCTGGCACCACCGCATCACACGTTGCATATGCAGGAAAAGAGGGAGCGTCCCAGGTAATCGTCATTAAATTATTTGGATTAGCAGTCATCAGTCAGGTGTACGAAGTGAAAACGAGATTGACTTAGCGTTGACAGTAAGTTTCCTAGCGTTGGCAAAAGCTTGGCTATATCCACCGCTTTCCAAGGTCGAAGATTCTGTACCGTTTACATATTTAAATTTTGATTTGTCATACTTGATGCCAACTACAGAATAAGTTCCATCATTTTCTTCTTTTACGGATTGAACTCGATACATTGGTTCTTTATCTGATTGACGATTGGGTTTCTCTTTGACCAAACCCCACATATCATTCGTTGTCGGAGTATCAGTCCCAAAAGATCCTTCGATCGTGATAGTACCCGCAGCAGATGCCGCTTTTACTCTATACCGTTTTGCTACCCCGGATTGCCCATAAACATAAACAAAGTAATTATTGGCGTACTCCTTATCAGTAAGTTCTCTGTCAGTAACAAGTTGATTGTTAGCTGCTGATTTAATTCGTCCACCAGATACAAGATTGGTTTTTAGTGGATCAAGAATAAGACATACATCACCCGGCAAAAGTAAAGCACCGTCTGGGCCAACCCTGAAAGAGACTGTATCGGTTGAAAGCGAATTACTTGCAAGCGTATAGCGACCCATACGTCGTGCTTGCTTTTCACTGGTACATCCCAATGCCCGTACTTGAGTCAAGTTGTATCCATAGCGATCAATAAGTGCAGGATCCTCGATCAACGTTTTGCGCTCCTGATAGAAGTCAGAAGGTTCGACATAGCTCACTTGAACCGCCGTCGAGCGTGCTCTGCGTGAGGTGCCCTCATATGTGAAATGCGGTGCTGCTGAATCGCCTGAGTCAGAACCTATGGTGTTTGCAGCAGAGTAAATCCTTATATCACCGTCTTCAGTAACCTCATCATCAACAACTAAAGTTATAAAACCGCCTGCATAAATGATCTGAGCCTGGAATGTAGAAGCGATACCTCTGAATAACTCCAAAGCATCACAGTCTTTGTTGACATAGCCATTAAACTCAATCTTATTAGTTCTGCAATAGTCTGCAGCTTTCTTGAATGACGCAAGGTCAATATCGTTTATTCGGATGCCAGCCTGCACATAATCAGTATTGTCAATCGTGTAAGCCCTGGAGCCTGCTCCATAACGTGGGTCAGTTAACAGGCCTAAAAGCACATAAGCAGGATTATTACTGTACGCGTACTTGACTTTTAAACTGGACGTTAATGTTGGAACTTTAATACCTTTTAAACGTACTTGAACTTTTGGAAAACGAGAAAATTCACCGGCTCTAAACTTAAGAGCAAGCAGAGAAGAGAATGGATAAACAAGTCGTTCAGCCCAAGTAACGTCCGCAGAGACCCAAGACACTGAACTCTTAGTCCATGAATACTGACGCTGGCCACTACTACCAGATGTTGTGACTGGACCTTTTGGACCTCTTCGATCAACCCTAGAGACTTGTATGGAAATTGGAAAGGCTATAGGTCTGGGAACACTGGATGGAGCATCTTCCAATCTGAAGACGTACTCATGCAATCTGGTTGACGTTTGCTCTTCGTAAATTAAAGGAGCTAGTTCAAAATCATTATCAGAATTTTCAACTATTCTTTGAATTGTTTCTGTATTGGCGATTTCATTACCGTTGCCATCCAAAATTCTGATGACCATATGTGTGGGGTTGTCAGCACCTCCACCTCCTTCAGGCTCTGTATATTCTCGATAGTTTTGTTCTGAACCGTCAGCATCACTTCTTGTTCGAGATTGAAAACAAGGTCCAACAGAAAGTCGAACACGGATAGTGTCTGCTTCTTTCTGCGTGAATGATCTGGTTATCGAAGTGTTGGCGACAAGGTCATCATCCCCGTCATAGTCACCTCCCTGTGCATTAAAAGGAGCACCGACAGAAATGCTGAAACCCGCCGACTTGACATTCTGAATCCGTTTTGTCGTTTGGGTGCCATCTGTCAATTCAACATTCGTTAAAACACTAGACCGCGCAGCAAGACCGTCTAGATACAAATCATCCTCAACCTTGGAGGGATAGCCTGTAATGACACCTTCAGAAACAAGCCCCATGAAATGACCCTCATTGTCTTTGATATAAGAAGCAATGACAGGCATGTTTGAAACTAGATATTCTCCAAACAACAACGGTATGGCTTGGCCGTTTACAGCTGTTGGAGCAGCGCCGCCTGAAATGGCATCGTCTGCATCGCGTCCTTCAGCAATGTTTTTGGTTCCAGTAGGTGCCCCTGGAGCAAATAGAGATGCAACACCTGTAAATATCAGACCTAGGCCTAAAGACATCGAGGCGGTTTGAACACCGGCCATAAACGAACCTGCCGCGAAAGTTGCGCCAAAGCCTGTCATCGCAAAAGCAACCAACGCGACACCGGCCAAAATGCCTAAAAAGCCGCCACTTTTACCGCCTAACCCAAATAAATGGCCAGTAATTACCGGTACTAGCGTGAAAGACTTACATCCCAGCTCAAGATCGCTGTATGTAATACCCTCGTCAGAATTGGACGTGACTATTTGGAAGAAGATGCCCCGCTCATGTGCAGCAGTAAGAAATGTCCTAAAGCCCGGAATTAGCTGACATAAAACCCTGATCGCTTCATTGGGATTACGAACAGCAAACCTATGTGATGCACCAAAGCGTCGGGCAAGCTCTCCTGCAAAAGTTATATTCATCATTGGCCTAAGACATTCTCAAAAATTGTTTTTCCAACTTGTGGACAGAAACGCTCTAACCTATCTTTTTCAACGACATATACATAGGACGTAAGCCTCAGATTAGTTGCGACTGTAATATCGTGCTCACTAAAACCATTATCACCTATTGGGTGTGAGTGGTAAATGATGTCAGGCAAATAGGTCAAATAATCCCTTGCATCAATAACAAAAGATGTCTCAGGTTTATCAGAGATGTTTTTTAAAGGGATGACCTTAGAACCTTGTATAAAGCCGCAAGCCTCTTTGCTTCCTTCCTTTAAACAGGCTTTTGCAATATCAATATGTAACTGCGACATATTTATCGTGCGGTCGGAAATCCACCAAATCGTAAATCAGCATCATCACCAAAACGTTCTTTGCACTGAGCCAGTGTTTTCCCGCACTTACTAAAATTACTATTGGTATTCAGGCAGTCAGGCCCCTTGAAAACAAAAGGACAATAGTTGCTATACATCCTCCTGCGCGGGTATCGGATACCTTCCACGTCAAATATAGAAGCTAATTCATAGACACAATATTGGTTGTTTTCCTCCATTTTTCGGTTAAACATCCAAATGTCAGGCTGGAAATGGGCGTCAGCACTAAAAGTCGGGACAGGAATGCCGTCAACCTCAGCTAAAAACTTTGCATACGTTCTTGTTCTGATTAGCCTAAAACCTACAAAATCATCAAAGTCTTTATTCAGATCAGTAAAACTTGCATCCATATTGCTGAACGTCACCTTGGGTTGTGGAAGTTTGTTTGACCCATTAATCTCAAAACCGTTTACACTCATATGAAATGGTCGATATGTAACCAGCTCTTCAGGTTTTCCAGCAGGTATATTCGCGTAGGCAACAGATTTACCATTACTTTGGTTAGCAGGAACCATGTTTATCGGGCCAGCCCAGTTTTTTGTTGTAACCGATGATCCAACGTCAATCGTAAACAGATCAATAGAAGCATCACTTTTTAGCGCAGCCATTATGTAAGCCCTCTGGTCTCTTTGATCAAGTCTGCTGGTAAGTCTTCTGGACGGTTATAAGAAGTATTTGTTCCCTGAAAATCCTTCCAAGGGAAGTCTGGATCATTACTGAAATACAAATCGGAAACTAGCGGACCTCCCCCTGCTCCGTTATACGCCTGTAGTGCAGCATCGTAGGCATTAATCAACGGCCTTACCTGATCCTCGTAGGCATTACCCGCAGCATTCATCACTCCGAGTTGACGTGAGCTGTATTGACCCTTGGCTTGCCACGCATATGGAACTTCTCCAAACCCTTTGAATACATCGTAAAATCGTGTTTTAAATATCCCTCCATCTTCGTCTTCCTCATTGACATAAAAATCTGTGGAGGACGTACTGGTGGTGTGAAACGCTTTTAAACCTGGATACAAAGGGTCAATCGAACCTTTACCTCTACCTGTTTGATAAGCCAACACGTCATTAGCAGTTCCATAAACTGCCCCGTCTTCATCATCGTCAATAATGACGTAAAAACCTGTGGCGTATCCATCAGTGATACCAGAGAACCCAAATTCGTCGTGGACATACCTGATGGAACCAGTGGCTACATTCCTAGGTGGATTTATATTGTTGAACGTGGATTTATATTCGTAAATAGATACGTTAATAAAATCCTCGTATTTTTCCTCAACCTCAGATGCCTTTTGTCTGAACCCATCAAAATCAAGTTGATTGAAAACTTCCACACGACTATCGAAAAAAGCATCCTCTGCACGATCAATATCCTCAGCAGCCTGCCTGAGTGGGCCAAATAAAGGATTTGCAGGATCCAAGCCCGCTAGAGAAACTTTTTCGTCGTAGTACCTTCCCATAACAATGCCAACTAATTTACAAACGCTTCTCTAAGACCGAATGAAAATCTATACTTATCCGCAGCCGGTAGGTAATCGACGCTGTAGGTATTGTCAACCAACCGAAAGTGAACGCCGTCCAGCGTACTTATAAATGGTTGCAGAGATTTAATCAGGAACGTATCGCCTACACAAACAGCGTCCAGAGCTGCTTTGAATGTCTCATATTGAGAAGAACTAAAAGGAATCGTAGTGATGTTGTACTCGCGAACAAGGCTGTTTATACCATCAGGAGCGAGCTGTTCATAACCATCGCCATAACCAAATTTCCGCACTCTATGGTTATGCTTTTCTTCAACACCTAAAATCAAGTCAAGGGAAAGATCAAGCGCCATAATTAACGTCCTGAATAAAGGAGCCCGCCAGACCGACGCTCATCCATAATTACCTTTCTAACTGCTGTATCAATCGCTCTGCCCAGTTTAGCGGGACCATCTGGATCACTATTACTATCATTGCCCTCATTGTTGATGTTTACAGTGACGTTGCTAGTAATATTTCCTCCCCCGGCAGCTCCCTTCATATCAACCGGAATGGCTTTGCCGTTAGGCAGCGGTACGACAGCCTCATTCATTCCACCTTCACCGATTAGAGCGTGAGTAGGACTTTTTACGATTCCTCCCTTAGCGAATCCAGTGGGTTCTGAGAAGGTTGGGAATTCTGGAATCAAATTGAAACCTTCCGCTGGAGCTGCACCCCCGCCACCTGTACCGGGCAATAGATTTAAGGCAGCCTTGAGCATTCTGATGATGATTAGCTTTGCAATCATTTTTGATGCCATTTGCAGGAACGCCTCACCGATTGATTTGAAGAACGATTGGAAACCTTCCTGAATCGTCATCGTTCCCTGCAACACACCCTGAATGGAGTTGGCAAGCGCACTGTCAACCGTAGAGAGCATTTCAGTCGTCCTGGCTTTGGTATCCGTGACGTATTCCATTGCATTCGAGATGTAGTCACCAATAGCTTGATTTACACCTCCCTGTGAATCCTGCAGATCATCAAGCGCAGTTTTTGCACCCTCGGCTGCTTCGCGTATTCGTTCGATGGCAAGTGCATATTCCTCAGCGTGCTGCGGTTTTTGCTCCATTGCTTCGACAAGCACCGCCTCAAGAGATGCTGCATCTCTAGTGATCCGTGCTTGCTCAAGCTGCTTCTCGATCATTTCTGGAGAGAAGCCCTCCAGTTGCAGTCGATTCCGTAACTGCAACTCAGCTGTTTCTTCCTTAAGGGCCGCTGCACGTTCGCGGAAGGCTGCAGTGGATCTATTGAGCATCGTCTGGAAGGCGTTTGCCTGGAACGCAGCCACATTCCCGGCAAAGCTTGAACGCCTGTCTTGCGCCCCTGCCAGCTTGGCCTCCTCCCTGTCGAGGTTTCCTTGCTTCCTGGCTCTGTCTACCTCCGAAGAAGCTTCACTGAGTTCTGCTCTTGCTGCTTTAACACGCATCTCGGCTTCACCAACGGCAGAATCCAGACGGTTTAGTTGATCCTCGATGGCGGTGTTTTGAGTCAGATACGCATTGATGGTCTCCTGCTGTGCCCTTGCTGCACCGCGTAGACCCGACAACACAAGGTCTTGTTTCTCCTTCTCCAGACGTTTGTCTATTGCAGAGTTGAAGTCTGCAAGCTTCCGATATTCGCGAGCGGCTTCCTGGACCAGCCTGCGACGGTTGGCAGATTCGATCTTCGCCACTTGAGCGGCAATGTCTGCAGGACTGCGACCACCGCCACCGCCAGACCCTTGGCGATTCTTAATAAGGTCTTCAGCGGTGACAAGTTTGCCTTTTTCAATACTTCCCTTACCCGTGCCTAGTAATTTACGAGCCTCCCTTAATGACTCGGCGGCAGCGAAACGCTCTGCTTCAGCTTCTTTTTGTGTTTGACGCCGGCTCATGCCCTGCTGGCCAACATTGACGATCTTGCCTCTTCCTGCTCTTGCATTAATTACATCTTGTTCACGAGCCCTAAGCGCCTCCTCAGCCTTTCTAACGGCTGATTCTGGATCAAGTCCCATGAAGCGATTGAACGCTTCAATGCCAGCGTTAATCGCGTTGACAATCAAAGCAAAGGTTGTCTGGAACGCTGCACCTATGGGTTGCAACATCGCACCGATGCTGCGCTGCAGCCGATCAAGCGCAACTTCTAAGCGTTGGCCCGCTTCTTCTGGACCTTCTGAAATCGCCTTGGCGTCATCCTCAAATTTATTTAGAAGATCACCTGTAAATTTCACAAAATCGGCAACAGATACCGTGCCTTCTTCAAGCCTTTTATCGAGTTCGGCTGTCGTCAACCCCATCGATTCAGCGAACATTGCGACGGCCCCAGGAAGCCTTTCACCGATTTGTCCGCGTAATTCTTCGGCTGAAGTCTTACCCTTTCCGAAGATCTGAGTGGCCGCAAGCAGGATTCCATTTGCCTGTTCTTGACTGCCTCCTAGGGCTTTATTTGCTGCAATTAACCCTCTAAAAGACTTCTCAATATCATCAGATTCGACCCCTGAAGCCTTAGCAGACGAAACAAACCTTGTGAACTGTGTTGTAGCTGTTTGGAGCGGAACATTAAAGTCACTAACGACGCGCTTAATTGCTTCAAACGCTTCAGGAGCACCTGCACCTAAGACACCTGCAAGTGCTCGGCGCATCCGGGTTGTTTCTGCTGCAGCAACAGCAGCATCATTGGCGTACTGAGCCGTGGCCTGAATGAATCTCTCAAGGTCTTGAAGCAGACGGCCCGCTAATGCAGCAGCCAGACCAGCAATGCCGCCAGTCAGGGCCGCAGCACCTGCGCCCATCATCCCCGCGCCGCCGCCTGCTCTACCTAAT